GGGTCAGACAGGACAACGCTTCGAAGATCTGTCACCCCATCATCCCCGCATCCGAGGTGAAGGCTGGACTCAAGCTCAGTCACGGACCGTGTGGTGGTGAGTCCACCCCTCCGTTCGGAGATGTGGTACATCGTGGTGTCGATGGAGCGGAGAGAGTAGAGCCGTTCGGTACCAGGGATTCGTGGGCAGTGAACAAGAAGCTGAACGAGATCACACTCCACGACGAAGATGCTGTTGGCGTCTGGCCCGACGCACCCGAGACAGAGGAGATCGAGCTGACTCAAGAGGTGGTGGACACACTCTGCAAGCAGGGGATTCAGGCTCTTCTTGACGACGAAGAGGAGCACGAGCCGGTGCTCACTGACTACCCGCTCGAAGCAGAAGCACAGGACCGCTCCGTGCGTGAGTATTTCGAGGCGAAAGATCCGGTCAACCCTGTCCACACCTACGCTACCAAGTGGGCGCAGCTCAACACCGATAAGATCGACCGCGAGATCTTGGCGCAGCGGGACGAGATGCGAGAGCAGAAGGCCAAGGACGATCTGAAGGCTGCACTGAATGAGTACCAAGAGATCGTGGCCGAGGAAGGATCTGAAGTCTACGGGCGAGGCATCCTTCAGGGTCCTCGTGAAACGTTTGGCTTCTCCGATGAGAAGGAAGATCTTGTCAACTCACCCACCCACTACAACCAGTTTGGCCTCGAATGTATCGACGCCATCAAGCTCGCGGTAGGAGAGGAAGGCTTCATCGGCTACTGCCACGGCAACGCCCTGAAGTATCTCTGGCGAGCAGAGTACAAAGAGAGCAAGAAGACTGACTTCGCAAAGGCCGCGTGGTACGCACGCATGGCGGGAGGAGATGACCCTCGTGACGACTAACGGTAACGGAATGAGCCCGGAAGAGATGTCCCTTCTCAAGCTCAACATCATGTACGACCGTGGCCTCGACATCGACGCCCGCACACTCTACATCTTTGATGGGATCGACGAGAACATGGCCGAGAGTATCGTCATGGGTCTGAATTTCCTGACCCGCAGCGAGGACCCGATCACCATGCTCATCAATAGTCAAGGCGGATCGGTCAACGATATGTTTGCCATCTACGACGCGATGCAGGCTTGTGTGAACGAGATCACAACCGTCGGGATTGGGGAGGTATGCTCTGCTGCCGGCTTGTTGCTGGTGGGTGGAGACTACCGCCTCGTGTCCCGCAACTGTCTCTTCATGGCGCACCAAGTTCAAGGCGGGTACGCTGAGGACGAGCCCCTCAACGTGGCCGAGGTCCAGATCGCTGCTACCCGCATGTGCTGGAACCGATGGGCGAAGTGCATGGCATCGCACACCGCCCTGCCCGAGAGCTACTGGAAGAACCAGCTCCCCAAGGAGAGCGAGCTGTGGCTCCCAGCAGAGAAGATGATCCTCAAGAAGAACCGGATTGCTGACGCGATCTGGGAATAATTCCGCGGAAAGAGTGCCTCTTCGGAGGGCGCACGGGCGTCAGGTTTTGATCTGTCCTGACCACTCACCGCTGACGCTATCTGGGAGTAGAGCTAGTAGCTAGCTCCTCCCTTTGCCCCGGTCACCATTCCTCCCCTTGTGGTGGCCGGGGCCTTCGTAGCCGCCGGGCTGCGTGGTGGAGCGGGCAACCGCTGTGAAGCCGTCCAAGCGCTCAGCGCACCCGGCCCCTAAAAATTTTGTCTAGCTCCAGATGACGACCCCTACAATTGCCGCCTGCTGCACGATCTTTCCCACCCGCTCACCACCATGCCGGCCTCCATTTTTCCATCCGTTAGCGTCCATTTATGCGTGCGCTCTAACGTGCGCTCTGCGCTTTAGAGCTTTAGCGGACCACCGGAAGAGTTACCCCCTATTCAGGAGATACAGATATGTGTGGAGGAAGTCCTAAATCTACGCCGCCCCGTGTTGATCCGCCGCCCCCCGACGCACCCGCTGAGTTGATTCTCAGCGCGAAGGGCGCGAAGGACAAAGGCCAGAAGTCCGGTCGCAAGAAGTTGCGTGCTGGTCGCACATCGCTGGTCACCCCCGGCCTCACTACCGCCGCAGCAAAAGGCGGGGGCAGTCTCGGTGGCGCCGCGAAGAAAACGACCGTCTAAAGGAGTAGCAAATGCCTAGCGAAGGAACAGTCAAAGCTGCTTATGAGCGGATGGCCGTGGACCGTGAGTGGTATCTCTTCGAAGGGAAGGAGTCGGCGAAGCTGACCATCCCTTCCATCATGGTGTCCGACCAAGACGCTTCCACCATTGTCATGCAGAGGACGCCGGAAAATACCGTAAAGCCTTGGCAATCTGTTGGCGCCAAGGGTGTACGCAACCTGTCCTCCAAGCTGGGCCTCACTCTGTTCCCGCCCACCGGCTCCTTCATGCGCTACGAACTCCACCCTACTTACAAGCAAGAGCTAGAAAAGGAAGGGTTCGAAGAGAAGCGTACCGAGATTGAAGCAAAGCTCGCCTCCCGCGAGAAGATTATCATGGACGACATCGAGCAGCACAACGTCCGTACCAAGGCCGATCAAGTCCTCCGACTCCTGATCGTAACCGGCAACGCCCTCGTTTACCTTCCGCCCGGCGGTGGGATGCGAGTCTTCCCCCTCAATAACTACGTGGTTCGCCGTGACTTCACCGGCAACGTCGTCGAGGTCATCTACCTTGAACTCCTCGACAAGGCCACCCTTCCTGACAACATCAAACAAACCCTCATCGACGCAGGACACGAACACGTTGACGGCAATCTGGTCATCGCAGACCCGAAGAAAAACAAAGCCATCCCCGTGTACACTCGCCTGCTCCTACAAGGTAAGAGGTTCCTCTACACTCAGGAAGCAGACGGCCACCCGGTAGACCTTGGCAACAAGAACTCTGTGTCCAAGGACAAGATGCCCTTCCTAGCTCTCCGCTTCGTCACCATTGACGGCGAGGACTACGGACGTGGCTATGTGGAAGAGTACCGTGGCGACCTCCGCTCTCTTGAAGAGCTGCGCAAGGCCATTGTCATCGCTTCGCTGAACGCTGCGAAGCTGACCCCCATCATCAACCCCGGCTCAGTCATCACACCTAAGAAGCTCATGGAATCAGCCAACGGCGAGGCCATCTTTGGCCGGCCCGAGGATGTGCAGATGCTTCAACAGAACAAGCACGCTGACATGAGCACGGCACACACCACGAGTACCCAGCTCCAGAACGATCTGGCTGGTGCGTTCCTTCTCAACTCATCCTTCCAGCGCGAGGCCGAACGGGTCACCGCGGAAGAGATCCGGCGCATGGCCGAAGAGCTAGAGGACGCACTCGGTGGCATCTACTCAGTATTGAGTCAGGAGCTACAGCTACCGTTGGCTGTCCGCACTGAAGACCGGCTCATCCAAGAAGGTACTCTTACACCCATCGAACCAAAGGGTTCAGTCAAGCCTATTGTAGTAACGGGCCTCGCCGCTATCGGCAGGGGCCACGAGTTCAACCGCAACCGAGAGCTGTTTGCTTTCCTCATCTCTGAGGTACAACCCCTCATCCCTGAGATTGGCAACATGCTCATCGCCCGTAACGCCATTGACCGTGCAGCTATCGGCCTTGGCGTACCTACGGACGGCCTCGTCAAGACCGAGGAGCAGCTCGCTGAGGAAGCGCAGGCACAGATGCAACAGCAGCAGAGAGATCAAGCTGTCGAGATCGCAGGCCCCGAGTTGGCGAAGGCGGGGGCCTCCGAGATTATGAACAACCCCGAAGGAACAATGGAAGCTGTGCAGAATATGAAGCAGAGCGTCCCCACTCAGTAACCCTAACAACAAAGGAGATTCCTTGGATATGGGCAAAACAACCAAGTTGGAATCCAATACGAACGGCAGTAAGCAGGCCGGCGAACCGACCGAAGCGTCGGACACGGAAAGTGTCAAGGCTGACGTAGCGAAGGACGCTACCGAAGCAAAGGCCAAGCATACTCGCGTGCATCGTGGACAGAATTGTGAAGTAGTACGGGTCACCAAGAATTTGTTGACCGGCGCAATCTATGACCACATCCTCTATGAACGCAACGTCACCAACCGCCGCACTGGCGAGGTGGCACCTGCATTTGTTGGCAAGAAGCTGCGGCGCCCCGGAACGGGAGTCGCGGTAGTCGATGTCACTGAAGTAGAGGTTGAGGAGTAAACATACTATGGGCAGTGAAGTATTTCATGTAGATGCTGACGCTCACGCGGCGGCAAAAGAGTCAGGCGATTACTCGCTTGAAGGAAAGGAAGCAGACAAAACCACTGAGTCTGACGACAAGACCGAAGAGTCCATCATCTCTGACGAAGACCCCGGCGACGGGGAAGAGAAAGAGAAGGAAGAGTCTACGGACGAGGAGACAGAGGAAGAGGAAGAAGAGACAGAAGATACTGAAGAGAAGGACGCCGAAGAGAAGGCGCCGGAAGAGAATGAATTTGATGTCTTGCACGCTGGCTGGACAACGGAGTTCTTGGAGAAGGGTAATCTTAGCTCTGAAACTAAGGAAACCATTCTGGAGAGCGTGTTCAAAGATGGCATCCTTCCTGAAATGAAACAGCAGATGGTTGACGCTTATGAAGCGGGACTAGTTGCTTTAACAAACGCTACCACAGCGGAAGCGTACAATCTCACAGGTGGAGAAGAGTCCTACAAGAACATGCTTGAATGGGCTAGCGAAACCCTATCCGATGAAGAGTCCGAAGCATTCGACAACGCGGTTCTCGGCACGGATAAGATTGTACGTCACACAGCTATCAAAGGCCTTCACGCCCAGATGCAACAGGCCCTTGGTTCAGAGCCAAACTTTGAACCCAATCTGGCTCACGGCGGCGGCAAGGCAAGCGGCGAACCGATCATTGGTTCTCGTCAAGAGCTTGCAGCCATCCAAAGTACTGCTGAGTACAAGAAAGACCCGGCAGTGCGACAGAGAGTCGCGAACCAGCTAAGACAATCAATGGCGACTGGCAAGTATATTGCCTAGCCACTAACTTTCCAACACCAAAAGGAGTTCCATCATGGCAACTGCCAATCCAAGTAGACTAGGCCAGAAGAATGCCGCTGGTTCAGACCAAGCAATCTTTCTGGAAGAGTTCTCGGGCCTCGTGCTTGAGCGCTACGATTTCACGCAAATCACGGACGACCGCCAAGTCGTGCGTAACATCAAGAGCGGAAAGTCCGCACAGTTTCCCCTGATCTGGAGCACGGTCGCCGCCTCGCATACGCCGGGCGCTGAGATTGTGGGCCAGGACATCAAGCACAATGCGAAGACCATCTCGATTGAGGATCTCCTCTACAGTGATGCGTTCGTCGACGTGCTGGATGACGCCATGAATCACTACGAAGTGAAGAGTGCTTACGCTCACCAGATCGGTGAGGCCCTCGCCAACGCGAAGGACCGTAACTCTTTCCGCGCAGTGTTCACGGGAGCGGCAGCTTCTCACCTCATCGACACCTCTGGCGACAATGATGGCACGGCGATTCAGTCGGCTGCTCTGTCCACCACGGCGTCTGTGATGAAGGCTGCGATTTATGACTCGGCCGAGACTCTTGACGAGAAGAACATTCCCGTCAGCGAGCGCTTCGCCGCCATGCTTCCCTTGGCGTGGTATCTCCTGCTTGAAGACGGTGAGTTCATCCACCGTGACTACGCGGGACAGGGCTCTAAGGCAGTGGCAACCATGCCGTTCGCCGCGGACCTTCAGGTTCTCAAGACCAACAACATCCCCACCGCGAATGATACGTCGAACGCCGACGTGCCTACCGTCCTCCGCGACGACTTCCGCGAGTGTGTGGCTCTGGTGTGGCACAAGTCTGCCATCGCCACCGTCAAGTTGCTGGACCTTCGAACCTCTGTTGACTGGGACGTGCGCCGCCAAGGCACACTCTTGATCGGCAGCTATGCCATCGGCCAGGATTATCTCCGACCCGAAGGCTGCATCTCGATCGAAGATACAAGCATCGTGTAACTAATAGGAGCCGTCCAAGCCCTAGACAGGTAGGGCGGCTCCGCAACTTTTTCGCGAGGACACACAATGGCAGCTCCCAAACAGACCTACGAGCTTGAAGCCGTGAACCTCATGCTCTCCTCAATCGGAGAGCGTCCGGTCAACAGCCTCGATACCTCTCAGCGCCTCGATGTGATCCGCGCTATGGCAACCCTCAACGAAACCAACCTGCTTGTACAGTCTCGCGGTTGGTGGTTCAACAATGAGACTGGCTACGTGATCTCCCCTGACGCGAACGGTGTTTACACCATTGACGAAGAGTTCATCCGGGTGGACCTCACAAAAGACTACGTTCGAAACTTCGTGATGCGTGGTAAGGTGCTCTACAACAGAGACACCTTCACCACCACGGGGCACACGGAGGATCTGGCGCTTGACTTCGTTCGACTCCTTACCTTCGATGACCTCCCGCAGACAGTCCGCTTGTACGTCGCGCGTCGGGCCGGCGTCATCTTTCAGACCCGCAGTGTCGGTTCACCGACCCTCTTTGAGTTCACCGAGCGTGACGCACAAGAGGCGTGGGGTTCCATGCTGAATGAAGAACTTGACCACGTGGACACCAACATCACTCACTCACCTGAAATGCTAGAGGTGGTTTGGAATAGATAATGGCTAGACGAAGAGCTTTCAACGCTGGCGGCGAACTTGTCTCGAAGACGATCGACTCCGTGGCTAATGGTGTGAGCCAACAGCCCCCGACTCTCCGCCTCGCCTCTCAGTGCGAAGCCCAAGACAACCTTCTCTCCAAAGCCTCTGACGGAGCCGTACTCCGCCCACCTACAGAGCACATCGACATCCTCCACACCGACACCCTCCCCGACGAGGGCTACAAGATGCACGTTCGCAGCAGAGATGAGAACATAGAGCATCTCGTGATGCTAGAGAATGGTGACATCCGTGTCTTCAACCTCGCTACCGGATTGGAAGCGGTTGTTAGCGGTAAGGCGATGGACTTCTTTGTCTCCGTCCTAGATGGGACCGACACAGATCAGACCACCGAAGCCGCCGAAGCCACAGCAGATGATATGGACCTTATGCCCTCCGCAGAGGACACAAGCTATGCGGGGTTCGGAATGTCCGTACCTTGGAGCGAGATTCAGGTCAACGTCACCACGGCCGGCACCGGCACCTACACGGTGCTCTGGGAATACTGGAACGGGATTACTGGTTGGACCGAGCTTACTACAATCAATGACGGCACCGACGCGTTCAAGACCGTCGGGCAGAACACCATAACCTTTGACCGCCCGTCAGACTGGACCCCGAGATTGTCCGGGATCGAGACTGGTTACTGGGCCATCCGCTGCCGGTACATTTCAGGCACCATCGACATCAATCCCCTTGGCGGTCAAGCGTGGCTCACAGCAAAGACCTACCTTGACATCACTGGTTCCTCCGCCGCCGAAGCCTTCGCCATCACCTCAGTTGCCGACTACTCTTTCGTCGTCAACAAAGAGACAGTGGTTGCAGCGTCGGGTGTTACCACCGACCCCCGTACAAATGAATTTATGATCTACATTGTTGAAACCACTAACCCAAAAAATACCGCCTGGGCACACGAACTAGGGGTAACCGACTTTCTGGACGAAACGTTTAACCACGGCTCTGCCGACGGCGGCGTTCAACCGGGGGTTACTCGCACCTCGCTGATCGCACAGATCTATGACCAAGATGGTACCAGCAACCGCTCACTCAACTTCCCCAACTGGAAGTTCCTAGAGCTTGGCACGACTTCCGTACACGGTTACCAAGCCCTCCCCACCACCTCCGACCCCAACATCTACAACGACTACCTCGGCACACCCTCATGGGGTACAAGTGATGAGGTCTACACCTTTGTTGCCGAGCAGGTACAGAAGTTCTCTGACCTCCCGCCCGTCGCCCCCGATCTGTTTACCACAGAGGTCACCGGCTCGGATGGCAACGAGGACAACAACTACTGGGTCATCTACAAAGATGTGGAGAAGGCGTGGGTCGAGACTGTACAACCCGAGCTGGACAACACCTTCAACAACAGCACCATGCCCCACGTACTCGTTCAGACCAGTACGGGTGGCGGTCCCGGCGGCGCCGACGAGTTCACCTTCCTTCCCCAAGATTGGGCTGGGAGGGAGAAGGGCGACCTCGACTCCGCACCCGCACCGAGCTTTGTTGGCAAGGCGATCACGGACGTGTTCTTTCACAAGGACCGGCTAGGTTTCGTTGCTGAGGAAAGCGTCATCCTGTCTGAGACTGGGGAGTTCTTCAATTTCTGGCCTACCACCGTGACCGCGGTGATCGACTCTGACCCCATCGACGCGGCCAGTACCAACAACCGTGTGGCCTTCATTGACTACGCGGTGCCCTTCAATGAGAAGCTCTACCTCTTCTCCAGTCAAGGCTCGGTACAGAACGCGCTCACACAGGGAGGAGCTGACGCTCTGACTGTCAAGTCGGCACAGGTTGTGGAGGTGTCAGCATTTGCTACCTCTCCTAAGGTCAAGCCCGTACCCGCAGGCAAGAACATCTACTACTCGGTGGACAAGGGCTCAACGTCCTCTGTCCACGAGTACTTCATCGGTGAATCAGGACCGGACGCTGAGGATACAACCATCCACGTCCCGACCTACCTCCCCGCTAACATCACCAACCTCACCGTGTCTGCCAGCGAGAACGTGATGATTGTGCATTCCGCGGACCAGCCCAACAAGCTGTACCCCTACTCCTTCCTCTTCCTGAAGCAGGACAAGGTACAGCAGGCGTGGTCCTCTTGGACCTTCGACGACTCCTACATCATCAAGTACGTGGAGTGGGTCGGCGACGACCTGTACCTCGTTGTGAAGCGCGGCGATGGCCTCCACCTTGAGAAGATGAATCTCTCCACCCTGACTGACGGTGATCTTACCCACCGCGTCCACCTCGATAGTCTGGTAGAACTAACCGGCAGCTACTCAGAAGCCACCAACCTCACTACGTGGAGCCTTCCGTACCACTGCGACTTCGATAATTACGGGACGTTTCAGGCGATTCTTTCCGGTACAGACTTTGGCAGTAATCTCGGAAAGGTCGTAGCTCTTACTGACCCGCCCAGCTCGAATGACCATCTATGTGCTGAAGGTGACTGGTCCGCCGATTCAGTCCACATTGGCCGGCTCTACACCCACACCTACGAATTCACCAAACCCATCATCACAGCGCCAACAGAGGACGGACGTTCTCGTGCCGCTATGACTCAGGGACGCCTACAGATAGGTCGGTTCAAGGTCCTCGTAATGACCAGTGCCGGCTTCGAAGCCCGTGTGCTTAACGACGAAGTGAACCCGGATGAAGTCCTCCAAGAAGTAGAGGAGTACGTCTATGAGTTCCCGTCCAAGTACATAGGTCAATCAACGGTGAGCCCAGCTCACCCTGTAGCCACCTCTACACACAGGTTTGACGTGGCGATGGAGAGTACATATGCCCGCATCCAAATCACAGGCACGTCGCACCTCCCGTTCACGCTCGTCGGGGCGGAATGGGAAGGGACGTACACGGTCAGGGCGTCGAGAGTTTAGCGGCTGGATTGAGCCCGCTACCTATGACCATGTGCTAGCGATGTCAGCGCAGGGCTTCAGAGAGATCGACGAGTTCGAATGTCAGATCTCCTGCGGTACGTGTGCGACTGAGCAGTGCTTTGTAGCAATCGACAACCCACAAGCAGAGACTTTCACCATCATCGGTAACGGCAGGCCCGTTGCCATGTTCGGTACTGCCCCTGTGGTGCAGATGAACGTCGAGCCCGGCATCGGTATCATCTGGATGCTGGGAACCAACGACATGAAGCGCCTTGACGCTAACATTCAGAACCAAGTCCACGGATGGATGAATTGGCTACAACGCCACCTCCCCGTGTGCTACAACTATGTGTCAGTAGACAACCCCACCGCTCTCAAGTGGTGCAGGGCTATGGGCATTCATGTTGGAGAGCCTGAAGAGTACGGAGAGAACGGGGAGATGTTCTGCCAAATCATTCGAAAAACCATTTGAGGTAACACACAATGTGCCCGATTTCATTACCGATGTTAGCAGTGACCGCTACGATTATTATGACCGTAGCCGCTGTTGCTGCATCTGCGGTGCAATTCTCGGAGAAGAAGAAGGCTAACAGGCGGATGCGAAAAGCCGCTATTACCCAAGCCAACGCCGAGAAGTTGCAGGTAGCCAATCAAGCGGGCCGCGCTATCAGGCAAGAGTCCGAGGCGCGACTGCTAGGAAAGATCCAACAGGCCAAGGATCGCGGGGTCGCACACAGTATGCTGAACCGGAGTGACGTGCAAGTAGCGGCTCTGGTTCGGGAAGCTGACCGCGGAGCCCAACTCAAGCTAACAGCTAGCGACGTGAAGGTGTCCGCCATCCGTGGAGATGTCCGTGACGCATGGACTAACATCCACATGAACCTCGCAAACCGCTTCTCACAGATCGTTGAGCCCAGCCCCGCAGCACTCGCCCTGTCTATCACTGGCACGATAGCGAAGGGTGTCAGCAGCGGAGTCAGTGCCTACTCAGGCGCAGGCGGCGGCGGTTCAATGCCTTCATTTGATAGCCTCGATGATAGGTACAACGCAGGCTATAGTCCCAAGGGATAAGGAGACAGTACGATGGCTGAAACCCCGAACTTTTCACACACGCGTGTTCGCGTCCCGAGACTGAACCCGGTGCGAAACGAGCGGGGTGGCTCAGACATAGCCGCAGCCCTCAACCAGCTCTCTAACTCAATTGAAGACGTAAGCCAAGGTATTACGAAAGCCTCTGCACGGCAGAACGCTGAAACACTGGAAGCGTGGGAGATTGCCGTCCAAGCTAAAGCACAGCTTGACCAAACTGGTCGCCTCGACACTGACATCCGTGACTTCGAACTCGCCAACCCCGGCCACAAGATCGCTCACAACTTTGGCAAGGCCAAGCAATCCCATGACCTCCAGCGTGGTAAGGAAGCTGGGGAGATCCTCGCCATCTCAGAGGACGACCGGATGGCAGACGGCCTGTACCAGACCGGCGAGGACTACATCAATGACCAAACGAAGTCGATGGATGAGTTCAACGCTATGGATGAGAGCCCTGAGTTCGTCGTAGGGATGACCAAATCGTACATGCCTCACAGCATCAAGATGGCGAACAAGGTTGCGAAGTACGAGGGTGAGCAGACTCTCGCAGCCCACCGAGTATCAGGAGCCGCTACGATCAACCGGAATGCGGAGAGCTTCTACACTGGTGACGGTACGCTTGAAGAGCGAGAAGCTCGTCAGGTGTTGGACATCAAGTCGGAGCTTGCCCTCTTGAAAGAGTCATTCCCCAACGACACTGACGCTGAGATTGCCAGCCTGTACCTGCTTGACCTTGAGACTGACCTACTCGACGACGACGTGGTGGAGATCATGGACGCCCGCCTCAAAGCCATTGAGGACGCCGGCATCATCAAGCTCCCCGAAGACGTGAAGCGCTTTGCGAAGATCAAGTCTGACCGCCTCAAGCGAATTGCCTCGATCTACAACAGGGAGACAACTGCCGAAGACGACGCCGCCAAGGACAAGTGGGGCGAGATCATGTCAAAGCAGCTTACCAAAGAGGGGGAGATCTCTGACGACAACATCGACAACGCCCGCGAAGCGATGGGCTTCATGGATGCAAACGCGCTGATAAAGAAGATTGGGACTGACCATGCTGGCGTGGTTGCCATTAAGTACGTCGGTGACGCTCACAGGATTATCGACATCGCAGTGGGTGACTCGTTGGCTACCAACAGTGCTGCCCCGCTAGATGTCGCGTTGGCCGACCCCGGCCTCAAGGCTGCGGCACAGGCAAACCCGCAGATCATGGGAGAGTACAACAAGGCCGCGGCAGTACTCAAGAGCCTGAAAGCGCCAGAGGAGTCAACGTCTGCCATCATCCACAAAGCAACTCAAGCATACTTGAGCGACGAAGGCCTCATCTTCGGTGACCAAGAGCAGCAGAACGAACAGATGAAACCCCTCATCGGCATCTTCGAAGACGACCCTGACAAGTCCAAGCTCCACCAGCAAACCC